CGACTTAACAAATCATGTGTATCACTATAGTGTTAAGTTGTCCAATCGTGACTGGGAACGTATTACTCAAATTTTCGATATGGAAACTGAAAAAAGACGTTTAAATTATGAGGATGTTGTAAATTCACAGATTAAAAACTCACTACACAACGTTTTAGAAAGAATTTCTAATCTCGATAAGGATTAGGTCAACCAACTTACCAATCGACTCGTTACGGGTCTTATATGAAGTCATAACAGGTTTTTGACCTTTACCACTTTGTGTGTCTTTCTTTTCAGCTTTTCTTTTTTGTTGACAAGCCGATTTTTTTTGTGAATCTGACATTTTACCAGCTACACCAGCAGCTCTACACTTAGGGTAACCCCCCTTATCAGTGTCAGGTCTCCCACATGGAGGATGTTTACCATCTACCTTTCGACAAATATTAACCCATGGACCTTTTGGTTGTTTTGACCCTTTAGGTTTCTTTTTAGTACCAAACCAAACCCCCAGGTCTTCATTAATTGTGTGTACCGGGTATGTCTCCACATCATGTGATTTTGTATTTGGATCCTTTTCCCAAACACCAACAATACGTTTTACATTATTTTTAAGAGTCTTTTGTTTATGTTTTTTTGTGGTGTGATGATCAACCTCATCGGTATATGGTCCTAAAATATGTTTTTTCCATTTACGTAAACCAAGTTCCATAGGTCCATTATACCCACCAGCTGATGTTGTGGTATCCACTTCATTTATTTTACCAGGTGACGGATTAATAACATTACCCTCATCATCACTAAATGTTGAGTTCGGGTGTTTTTTTAAATACTCTGAGGATTTTTTAGCCTTTTTTTCAATTGATTTTATTTTCTTTTTTGGTGTGTCCATTTTACCATCATAACTGTCATATTCCAATTCTGGACTATCATATTTTGACACAGGTACTGTATATGGGTCCAATTGATCTTTTTTAAATAATCTAATCCCATTTTGGAGGGGTCCAATATAAGATCCTCGACTTCCATTAGTGGATGTTACTTCTTGTATTATTTCCTTTATTTTGTTATTACTTATCATTATTATATAAATATCTTTATGGAAGAAAAAGAGGAAATTTACGGTAATTTGTTTGGGTCTATAAATATCCTAAATGAAGAACATCTAGAACTTATGTTATCCACAATGGATAGGGAAAGATCGATTTATTTCCTGGTAGAATCCGTTAAATCAGCTCATAATAGGGGGTCGTTTACTATTGGTGAAACTGAAGTGATATCAAAAGCCATTAGGGTGTTATCAACTACCTAATTATTTTTCTCATTGTACCGTCCTCATATAACTCAAATAACAAACCATTTGTGTACTGGTCAACTTCCCTACCAAATACATCAACATATTTTAATACTTTTTTAAATTGTTTTGTATTGTCTAAAGATATTGGTCCATATGTTTTACATTTACCATCAAAATCATATTGTTTTAATATATAATAATTAATGGTAAATTCATCAATGTTATCTAGATAACTATAATACACCTTTGTATTACTATTACCAGAAGCTGTTTTTGTGGAAACAATTTTCCATATTTCACCGTCAGTACTTCTTTCGATTTGAAAGTAATCTGAATTATATTCAGAAGCTGTAACCCACCTAATTAAATTAAATCCAGGATAAACCACACCGTCAAACGACATAAGATCGACCGGTAATGATACGGGTGATGTTGAATTAATTGTTACAGCGAACCCACCCCAAGTACCAACATTAGATACATCTGTGGTCCATCGTATGGTCAATTGTCCGGTCGAATTTGTCGCGGTTATATTTGGTGGTATTGTTGTACCATTTAATGTCGCTAAAAGTGTTGATGATGTATTTGGACCGTCATACACATATAAATAATCGTACCCAGTTTCTAAATCCAACTGTGTAAATGATAACTCCAATAGTTTTGTGTTATCGGACGGTGAAAATGTTACGGTTCTGTTAATGTTGTTACCATATCCGGTTAATGTTGGCCCAGATGGTCCACCATCATCAGTTAAAGTGTAAGTTAAGCTGGACGACAATGTTTGTGAACAACTTGAGAGTATTGGTATTAATAAATTTTGTGATGAGACAGTTGATGTGAGATTTAAATCGTCAACATATCTTTCATGAGCTCCAGAAGCTCGAGAATCTAGGAGTCTTATGAAAACATTTGTTAAACCAATAGATCCAATATCGAGTGTGTATTGTGTGTATGTTGTCGTGATTGTGGTTATAGACCCACGAGTGGTCCAAGTTATACCATCCGGTGACGTTTGTATATTTAGTGTCCAAGCGGTTGAATTAGCACTTCTACGATACCAGAAAGATAATACACCTGGATTAGATATCTGTGGTGTTCTAACCCAATCACCGGTACCATTAAACCCAATTGAGTGAGTACCAGTCCTAACTGGTGATGTTAAAACAATCATTGAATTTGATGACCATGTACCCCCTTGTGTTGGTAACGTACTTGTAAAACTTTCATGGATAATGTAATTACCACATTGTGTCCTAGAAATAAAACTAATGAAAACCATTAATAAAAAAATAATATGTTTTTTCATAATAAAAATCTTTGTACTTAATAAATATTTGTACAATATATTATCATGTCATAAATTAGTTAATAAATGAACAAAACATAGGTAAAAATTAACATATAACAAAAAAGGTCAGATTTCTCTGACCTTTTCTTATACTAAAGATATATTGATTATCTCAATTCTCTTAAATCAAATGTACGAACTCCATCAACTGTGATACGTCCATAGAAACGGTTGTTAACCATTTTCTTAGCGTATCTAGTCATGATACCTTTGATAGGTGTGAAGTTGAATGGGTTATACATTGTAGGTGTTAATTGTAGAGGTACGTATGGAGCGTAGATGTACCCAGTGTCCAATAAAGATGTACCTTTGTGACCCAACAAGATTTGGTTTGGTGGGAAGTAAGGATCTCTATACACTTGGTAACGACCAGCTAAAGTACCAACTCTTTCGATACCCATGTTGTATTGATCTTGCTCAGGTGAAGCGTTAGATACGTGGAAGTATTCTAAGTCATCAAAAATAGCTGAAACTTCAGAAGAAACAACGATCCAGTTAGCACCACCACGAAGAGTTGACTTGTGGATTTGAGCTGACAATTGGTTAATCGCTGTAATCAATGTTTGATTCCAGTCTTTTTGAGTGTAAGAAGTTACTTGTTGTACTCTTCTCCATCCGTTGTAATCCCAACGTAGGTTCCAAGCCGCACCTTTACGTAAGTCACGTAAGATTTCACGGTCGATTTCCGCAGCTACTTGTTCAGATAATAAAGCTGTTAATTCAGCTTCAGCGTCGATGTTGTGGAATGCCGCAACGTCTTGAGCTAATTCTGGAGACCATTGAGCTCTTAGTTTTCTTTCAGCGACAGAAACTGTAACAGATTCCAAGTCGAAAGAAACCTCACCAATTTGATCTTCAAACTCCAAGTTTTTATAACGTCTCCAAACAGCTGTGATTGATTCGATGTCCACAGCTTCAACCGTTGTTGATCCTGTGTATCCATCTAATGAAGAATCACCACATGTAGCACAAGCTGGACAAGAAAGATCAACTTCTAAGTAGATACAACCAGCGTCATCACAAGTGTTGTTAAACGCACCACCGTTACCATTTCCTGGATAATCAGTGTACTGTAGATTTGATGTAGGTTGAACGATACCCTTACCGTAGATTTGTGTTACCACACGGAACAATAAAGAGTTAGGACCATTTTGGTTAAACAATGGATTACAAGGTGAATTTTCAGTCAAGAAAGGTGTGTTAGCGTAAAGTCTTAAATCAGAAAGGAAAGTTTCTGAATCTACCTCATGACCATCAGGACCAATTAATTTACCAATACCTGGAATAGATTTCCATCCACAAAGTTTAACAATAACTTTACGAAGGTTTGTTTGATCATCTAATTGACCAGCGTCAGCGTCTTCTAAACCAGAACCAACCCATACCTGCATTGTTGTGGTTTGTGAAACAGCTGTCCAAGAACCTTTAGAGTAATCAAATAATCCTGGAGGATCTAATTCACCTTCAGAACCTTCATAAAATAAATCATAAAGATTTTTCTTGAATGGTTTGTTATTGATTCCTAAATATCCTGGGTATCCTTGTCCTGGATCATTTTCACCTTTAGCTACCGCTTCTGGTGATCCGATTGGTGAATAATGTTCACCAAATCCAGTCCATCCATTAGCTGCACTTGGAGTATCTCCGGAAGCGTAACCTTGGATACGTGGAATAAAGTAGAACAATTTACCGATTGGTAAGTTCATAGCTTGTACCGATACGATATCGTTAGCCAATAATTTAGAGAATACTCTTCTCACGATAGGGAAAACAACAGTTTCGAAAGCTCCGTTTGAACCTTCAGAAGTTGCTTCGTTAATTAGGAAAGACGCTTGGTTCTCATATAACTGAGCTACGTTTTCTTTTAAGTGTCCTTTAAGACCCTCTAGGAACCCTAATCTGTCCCATTTGTTTATTGTGTCTTCTTTGATAACTTTAAGGTGTTTTAACCCGATGTTACCTACAAGACCTGATTCTAATAATGCTCCCATTTTTTTAGGTTTTTATTTTTAGGTTTATTTATTTTATTTTTGTCATTAAGTCTTTCATTCTTAAAAACTGAGGATTCTCATAAGTTTTAGATTCAATTAGATTAACAGCTGAACCATTTGTTGGTGCTTTAGATACTGTTCTCTCGATTGATTCTGTAATATTACCAGATTCAGTTTTTCCTTCTGAAAGTTCTCCTTTAATTGACTGATAAAGATTCTTAGATTCTTTTAAAGTATCGACATTGTCAAATCTTTTAAGAATATTAAGTTTCTCTTGTTTAGTTGTTGAATGTTCCGTAAATAATCGTGTAGCGTAAGCTAAGTTAGAATTAAATACAGCCACTTCATTTAGTTTATTTCTAAAAAGATCCAAAGCTTTTCTATACTCCTCATTCTTATTTCTTAAAACGTGAAGTTCCTCAGTACTTTCTTTTCTTAGGTGTCTTGGAGCTGCTTTTGGTTTATCTAACCCCATTCTTCCAAATCTTTTCCCATTACCAAGAGTTCTAGAAGCTTCTTTTGTTTCTTTTTTCTTAGATAGTGGTTTTAATTTACCATCAGAATTAACTTCCTCTTTATACTCAAATTTAGCTTTACCAGTAAATTTGTGTTTAGGACCTTCTTTCATGTCTTCATCAAAACCTTTGTCTAAGTTTGGTCGTTTACCATATTTGAATTTTGATGGTGACCCCATACCCATACCTTTAGCTTTAAACGATTTAGACTCACGAACTACCTCATCGTCATCAAAATCAATCTCATCAAAATCAATCTCATCTGAATCATCATCAAAATCATCTGAATCAACGTTCATTTCAATTTCATAGATTGTATCATCCGGATTATAAGCTCCAGATTCCTCATCGTCCATTTCATAAACCATAGGATCTCCTTCATTTAGATCATCATAATCATCTACCTCATAAACCATAGGGTCTGATTCATATAAGTCATGACCCATATAATCATACTCGTCAAGTTCAAGATCATCTAAATCCATTTCGAATTTTTTAGATCCGTGACCGTGGTCGCTGTGTCTTTTAGCTTTTACTGGGATTTCGAAATCATCTTCAAAATCGTCGTCTTCATATTCAAAATCTCTCATGGACTCGTTTAATTTAATTAAATACTCATTATCATCATCTGTTAAATGAATCATGTTATCGTCTTTTTTAACGATAATTCCATCTTCATCACTCATAGCTTTGAACACCTTAAGAACTTCTTCTGGTGAAGCGTCAGTCATGTCAATAGTTTCGTCATCATCCATCATGTCATCATCAGCCATCATGTCATCATCAGCCATCATGTCATCATCAGCCATCATGTCATCATCAGCCATCATGTCATCATCACCTAGATCCTGAGTGTCGTCCATAGGTTCTGCAACCCCTTCTACTTCGTCTTCGTCATCAATCGCTGGTTCACTTTGTTCCATTAACGATTCTTTTACTAAAGATTTGATTTCTTCCTTCATTGTTGATTGAAGTATTCCTTGTGCGTTCTCTTTAATAACGTTTTCCAGATTATTAATCTGGAATAGTGTATCCTCTACTAAAGAATTTTTTTTCATTTATTGTTTTGTTTCCATATAAATAGTATTGAAATCAAAAAAATTCAATTAATTCGGTTTTTAAGTAAAAAAAAATGGGGACACAAATGTATCCCCACCTTTTAAAAAATATTAAATTATTTTTTTTTATTCGATAACCTCATCAATTTTACTTTCAGTTATTGATGTGATTCTCCAGTCCATCGTATAATTCTCATATACTTTTGTTACTTTAGCTTCCACGTCAGTTGGACTATACCCCAATACTAACTTCTCTTCTTTTACTTTTCTAACTTTACCAGTTTCACTATCCAATAAGTCGGAAGTGATTTTGGTCACAAAATACATTTGTCCTTGTTCCATAATTTTATTAATTTATTAATTTAGGACAAAAATAGAACTTATTTTTTTATTTGTCAAGAAATGATGTTAATTTATCCATTAAACTTTTTGTTTTTTCAACAGACGAAGATTCCATTCCGGTTGCTCTTTCAATATTCATCTTTCTATCCTCATCTAAATTTTCCTCATATTTTAAACGATCGTTTTTATCTAAGAATAAATAAGCCCCCGGTGTAGACGGAGAAGATACGAGGTCAAAACAGATTAATTCAAAATCATCTTGTACTTCATTTTGATCCCCCACTTTTTTAAGTGATCCAACACCACGAGAAGAAATACCTAATGTAACCCCTTGACGTAAATAGTTTGCCGCTAGATCTCCTTTTGTGGAAACAATGCCCCTTTCGTGAAATCCTGG